TACCGCTGCGACAGAAGCATCTCCGCGGGGATCGAGCCGGCCAGGTCGCCCATGACGTAGGAGACCGTCTCGACGATCAGGCTGCGGCCGTTCCATCCCGTGCGGCCATAGAGCACCGGGAAGACCTTCTCGTTGACCAGGCCCGTCATGGCATAGCCGAAGAGGCGCTGGAGATAGGTGACCAGGTCGGCGTTGCCGCCGAAGATCTCCATCAGCGTCTTCTCCCAGAGCGGAGCCGGCGCATCGATGCCGAGAAACGGGACCGGGCTGGCCATGGTCAGGTAGTCGCCGGGGCGGCCGGGCTTGAGAAGGCCGGACTCCAGATCGATCACGCCGTTGGCGCATGGGAAGAGAAGGGGCTTGTCGTCGAACTCCTCGCCGGTGATGGCGATGGGATTGTCGATCGTGTGGGCGAACTTGAGGCAGGCCGTGCGGCGCTTGTCGGCCCGGAGCTGCGTGGCGCGCTTCAAGATGGATGCCTGCTGCGAACGGAGCCTCTTGATCTCCTCGGCGGCCGATTCCGCCTCGCCGGCGGAGACCAGATCCCCGATCCGGCCGGAGATGCGCTTGTATTCTGCCAGGTAGTGATCCACGACCTGCTCGACGGCGGCCAGGGAGCGGTTCATCGCGTCGCGCTTCCAGTAATGGCCGGCCCACTCGAACCACTCCTGCGTGTTTTTGCAATACAAGAAGCGGTCGCGGTAGATCGTCGCGTAAAGCGTCGCGTCCCCCAGCTCGTTTGCGAACAGGCACTCGTGGATCAGCTTGCTGGTGATCCGCGGATCTCCGTTGCCGCCGGCTCCGCTTTCGCTTGCGTCGCCGCCCGCACCTGGTCCGCCTGTTCCCACGGCCGCGCCGCCACCACTACCGCGACCATCAGACGCGCCGGACGCGGATGCCTCGGCTGCGCGTGCGGCTTCCAGTTCCACTCGCTCCCGTACCTGTCTGCGTATATCTTCAGTCATTCAAGCTCTCTTCGCACATGGAGGACTTCGCCCCGTTCGACTCCAGACTGTTTCCTAAACTCCCGTCCCATTTTAATTTTACCCGGAGCCAAAACCCGAGGTTCGAATTACCCGTGAAGTGCGGGGCGTTGGAAGGACCCGCGGCGACGGTGACGGCAATAGATTATTGGAAAGTTTCATATTTCGGGGATCACGGGGTGAAAAAATACGAGTTGATGTCAGTGATTCGGTTGCAATTACGGCAAGAAGAATGGATCGAATCGATATGTGGCATAAGTCCCGATTCGATCCCGCTAAAATGCAAATTGACATTTGTTGATTTCCTAATCTGTTGTGTCTGTGTTGCGGTTCATGAGCAGGGCGTAGCCTGCGATGTCCTGCCAGGGGTCTTCGCCCATGGCGTCCTTGTGCGTGGCGATCCGGAAGAGCTTGTCGAGGATGCGGACCATCGCAAGCAGGTCGTCGTACTGCGTAGTCTCGATGCCGTATGGGAACAGGGAGCGGAGGATGTCTCCAGCCTTGTCGAAGCTGCGCCCGTAGGCCCGCTGCTTCTCGTCCACCATGCAGCCGATCTCACGGCCGATCTGTTCGTATTTGCCGGGGTCTCTTATGATTGCCATTATTTATAAATATTTCCTTTCCACTTATTGCCCTGTTATAGGATGAGTGACGGAGAGCAGCCGAAGGTTTACTCCGGGGGTGACGTTAACTTCGGTTCTACCCTCCATTCGGACAGACTCTGTGCGTGTCATTGCCGTTGCGCAAACCCTCGCACTTCTTCGCCTGCCGGAGCTAGTTGCGTTGCGGGTAGGCTGCGCGTTTCAGGTTTGCAACGCCCCGTCAGCCCAGTCGCCCTACATGCCATGCTCTCCATCATCTCACCTCGCCATCTCCCTCATGACTCGTTCATAGTAGTTGCGGGCGCCGCCGCTGTAGAGGCGCAGGGCCTCGCGGAGCGACCCGGACGTGCGCTGGTAGTGGCGCAGGATGCGCGTGCCCGCCCGAATGTTCTTCTCCGGGCAGAGCAGATCGGCCGCCCGGTAATCAAGCCCCACCATCCGGGCGGAGGCCGGCTTCACCTGCATCAGCCCGACTGCGCCAGCGGATGAGCGCGCCCGCGGATTCCACCGGCTTTCCACCTGGATGATGGCCCGGACCAGCTCCGGCCGCGGATGGTGCATGCGGACGATCTTCATCACGTCCCCCCGGGTCAGCGGTGAGAACGCAGCAGAGGCCATGCCGGTCGGTTCCGGTGAGGCGACGGCCAGCGCAACCAGGGCGGCAATAACCATCAAGCTGCGGAGCGGGCTCCAGCGGTAGCGCGTCACGGCGGGCCAGCCATTCGTCGCGGTCGATGACCTTGTCCTTAAGGATGACATCATCTTTCGGCCCTCCAAAGGGGTGCATGGGCGCGAACCACCGGCGCAGGTAGGAGAAGTTCCGGTCCCCGCACTTCGGGCATTCGTCGCCAACGAAAAGCTCCTCGCAGGTGGAGCAGATCTGCGCGTTTGCAGGTTTCATAGATCGATCGCCTCCATTAAAATCAGTTTCGGTCTGGTGTGAAGGAAAACCGCCCTCTTGTGATCCGAGATCGGCGTGTAAAGGTCACACAGCCCGTCGAGGTATGGCGTCATCGGTGCGGCACCCAGGGCGCAGGCTTCATAATTCCACGTCGCCGTCTTTTCAGTCCGGAGATAGGCATGATCGCAGTTTCGGCAGGATTTCATGACTCCGCCGCCTGGAAGATTTCGCCCTGCGTGTTGGTGAATTTAATGCTCTCCATGTTCAATACGGATTGCCTGTAATAGCTCGCCTTCAATTCAACCCCGATGCCTTTCCTGCCATTCACGACCGCCCCGTAAACCTCCGATCCGACGCCCATGAACGGCGTCAAAACGATTTCGCCCGGATTGCTCCATAGAATCACGCACCGTTCGATCACGTCTAATTGCAGCGGGTGGATGTGCTTTTCGTCTTCTTCGTCTTTTGATTTCTTGAAGGGAAGGACACGGCCGATCCGGACATCATCCCAAAAGGCCGAGGCGTATTGACGCCATATCCAATGCGAATAACGGTTCTCGATCTGGTTTCCGGGATAGTTCTTGTATGATAAAAGCTCGTGCGGAATCTGGCGCTCGCCAGCGTAATCCTGCAGGCCGCGAGGATGCGCGATGGGTATTTTGTTTGTCCCTTTTTTCCTGAAAACGAGAAGGTAATCAGCAGAGGCGACCGAACATCTTGAGGAGTCTTCCACGATGGTCTTGTGGGCAAGGTTCTTTGCCATCGTGCGGTTGCGAACACCCAATGGCTCTTTCCAGACGTGATACCGAGCGATGTAATTGAATCCGATCCGCTTGTGCAGGCGGATGATGTCGCCCGGGAAGTCTAATAAGGTATCGACGCCGCTGTTCCCGCTCGGCACGTCCATGCAGTGAACGCATGTCATTCTGCCCGGCAAGGTAAGCCTGAACAGCTCTTGCACGACATATTCATAGTGTTCAAAAAACTGGTCATAATTTGAGCAGTTGCTTAAATCGCGCTCGGAACTGCTGTAATGATACAACCCACCGAACGGCGGGGAATAGACCGACAGGTGGATGGATTCCGGTTTCATGTCGGCCATCACTTCGATACAATCTCCGTGATAAATCGCATATTGATCGGTTATCTTCTGGCCAATTACAGCCATTTCGGCACCTCCGTTTCGATTTGATGGCTTGTCGTATCTATTTTGATGGAATCATTCATGAAGCCGACCAGGTTGTCGAACATCCGATCGGCCGCCTCCGCTTTCCGTTGCAGGTTTTTCAGCACGTTCAATTCGCCTTCTGTTGTGATGATGTCCACTTTGACCGGCTTGTCTTGCCCGAACCTCCAGCAGCGTCGAACAGCCTGATAATATTGCTCGTATGAATGAGACGGGAAGAAGCTCATGTGTGCGCAGTGCTGCCAATTCAGGCCGAACGCGCTAATCTTCGGCTTTGTGACCAGTACGCGGATGTTTCCATCTGCGAAGTCGATCAGCGCCGCTTCCTTCTTTTCATCGCTCATGGAGCCCTTGATCTGGACACTGCCATCGATCATATCTGCCAGCAGATCGCCTTCATCATTCAGATGACACCACACAACGGCGATTGAGTTTCCGTTGACCTTTGCAGCAGCACTTTCGCACCGCTCCCTGATCGTCATGCGCCGCTCTTCCCGCTGTTCGTAAAGCCCGATCGCCGGTTCCACAAACAACCGGCCGTTCAACGGGCGCGAACAATGAACGACGGTTTCTTGCTCTTTAAGCGGAGGCAGTACGAAACGGCCGTCGTCATAACCGAGATCGGACGGCTTGCGTACCGCCCGCGCCCATGAGCAGACCCATTTCCAGAACGGAATCTCGGCGTGCTTTTTGAAACGCCATTTTGGCGCGCCGCCTCCGTGGGATGCCCACTTCCGAGCCGTGTCGCATGTGTTCTGATCGTTCTTGAAGAACATCGAAAGCATGTCCATGTAGCCCATGATTCCCAGCGCCTCGGCGGATGTGCCGAGTTCGATGTAATCGTTCGGGGCGGCGGTGGCCGTGCAGAGAAGGCGGTATTTCATTTTCTTCATGAACTCGGT